TCTGTGCGGTGAGGTTCGCTTCTCATTGAGTTAGTCAGTCGCAAGCTGTTGATCCGTCAATAGCAGGCCCGGCGTGAGGTTCGCTTTATGCCAAACCGCGAAACATTGGGCCGAACGAGTTTCAGGCACCACTATTTTTGAGTCCGTAATTTTGGGCAGTTTCGTAACACCCCATTTCCGGGCGAGAAAGCCCGGCACAGCGTAGCAGAGCCAGCAGGAGGGGGGCGGGGTATCTTCGTTTCAGGCGCCAGCAGGGCGAGAAGGACGCGCCTCGTAATCCCTAGCTCGCGAAAGCGATCAGCGGGTGAGGCGCTTGGCGATCTCGCTGGCCGGGCCGTGCAGCTTGGCCAGCGGGTTGGCCTTGGCTGCGGCGCGGAACAGCGAGCGCATGGCGACGTGGTTGTACAGGTCGGTGGTGTTGGTGTTGGCGTGGCCCATCAAGGCCTTGAGTTTGAGGATGTTGACGTCGTCCTCGGCGAGCTCGGTGCCGTAGGTGTGGCGCAGGGCGTGGGGGTGTGCCTGGTCCCTGGGGATGCCCTGCTGGGCGGCATAGCGTTCGATCATCTCAGAGACCGAGCGCTTGCTGATGCGGCGGTGCTCGCCGTAGTACTCGTGCGGCGGCACGGTGCGGTTGTGGGTGCTGACGAATAGCACCCGATCGCCGTCGGCCAGGTCGCGATCGATGCCCCGCAGCTCCGGATGACCCAGGTAGGCCCGCAGCATCAGGCGGGCCTCGTGCGGCGCCGGCACCAGGCGCTCCTTGTCGCCCTTCTCACGGACGTGCAGCACCAGGTGCTCGACGTCGTCCCACTCGGTGAAGACCAGATCCGACTGGTTGAGATTGATCAGGCCGGACAGGCGCAAACCGCAGCCGAGAAACAGGTGCAGGATCGCTGAGTCGCGCACGCCGCGGAAGGTGTCCAGATCCGGCGCCATCAGCAACTTCTCGGCGTTGGTCAGGGTCATGCCTCGAGGGAGCTTGCGACCGATCTCCGGATAGGGGATCGAGGCGGCCGGGTTGCGCGGAATCTCGAAGTCGTCGTGCAGCCACTTGTAGAAGCCGCGCACGGCGGCGATGTAGGGCCGGCGGGATCTCGGGCTGATGCCCCGCTCGTGCAGCACCCGGCCGCAGTAGTCGAGCAGCTGGTCCTTGCTGGCCTCAAGGAGGCCTGCACCATGTTCACCGTGCAGCCAGGTGGCCAGGTCGGTCAGATACAGGCGGTATTTCCCGGCGGTGCCGTCGGCCCGGCCCTTATTCATTGCCAGCCAGCGCAGCCAGGCGTCGACTCGATCGGCGGTGCTTTTTTCCATGGACGATAGCTTACCGCAGCTGACGGATTCTCAGCGAGGGTGGGGGGTCATCGGAAAAGTGTAACCAGCGTAACCAGGCCGTTTTTCGCTTGTAAGTATCTGATTTTATTGATGCTGGCGGTTACACTAAAAGTGTAACCGAGCGTAACCAAAAGTGTAACCAGCTGCTAAGTAATTGATTTTATTGAAATTAGAAATTTGAGAAAGTTACGGTAAAAAAGTGTAACCAGTTACACTTTTGGCACACTATTGTTACGTTTAACTTTCCTCTCTATCTATCTGTTTTTATTGAACTCTGCGCCGTTTTTTTTGGCCGGTTACGAAAGTTACACTTTTCCGATGACCCCCCATCCATTCTGGGATTGGCCGAATTCGGGCAAAATTGACCCCTTTTCAGCTTATGCCACATAAAAACTACTGATTAAGAGTCGGGCTGAAATCAGCCCTGAAAGACCCAGCAGCGCACCGATGCCGGGCCACTGAAATCACCACGCCAGATCGCGCTCTTCATGACGCGCTGGCCGATGAATTTGGGCCTCCGGCTGGTTTTGAGCAGTCGCTTCAGGTCGACGATCGATGGGATCTGCTGCTTTCCCTCCGCCGCGACTCTGGCGTAGTGGTTAAGATTGACCGCGATGATGTTGTGCTCGGCGGAGTGATTGAGCACGGGGTTTTCCGGCGTGCCGTTGAGGAACTCGTAGGTCTCCCAAAAATCCACCACCAGGGGGTGGTCGGCGTTGATCGCCCGCTGACGGGCAATCGCCAGGTCCTCGATGTGCGCCAGGGTGCGCGCCTTCGCCTCCTCGGGCAGGGCCATCACCTCAGTCAGCGCATCCAGGCAGGCCATCAGTTGGGCGTGATTCTTGGCAATGCGCACGCTTTTGATGTCGGGGCTGCGCAGCAGCGCTGATTCGTGCCCTGGGGTCCTGGCGTAGATGGTCTCCAGCACCTGCGCCTCGCGCGTGATGGCCTTGAGCAGAAAACCGCTCAGCTTCTCGAGCGGCCAGCGCTCCAGGTCCTCGGCGATCCGCTTGGTCTCCGGCGTGTGTGTCTCGCGAGAAAACCGCAGATGGATGATCCGCTGCAGGATCGCCTCGCTGGCGTCGACCTCGGCATTCTGGCTGATACACACGGCCGCCCGAAACGGCGGCTCATACGTCTCGTTGCCGCTGTTTTTGTGGCCGCGGGCGCGCACGCTGCGGCCGTTGTACGCCGTCTTCAGCTCGTCCCAGTCAAAGCGCCGGCTCTTGGCCGTGTCCTCGTCGCGGTCGGCTTCAATCAATACCACCGGCATGTTGCTGACCTGGGCGAAGTTGCGCGCCCGGGCGGCGAGCGTCGACTTGCTCGGGTCGAATCCCTCGTAGTCCCGCCGGCCGACCAGCTTCCACAGGAACTCGATCACCGTCGACTTGCCCGATCCTGGCTCGCCGATGATCTCCAAAAATGGCCAGCTCTTGTGACGCTCGCGGATCTGCTCGGCGAACAGGCTGCCGAACCACCAGGCGAGCGCCACCATGCCCAGCGGGCCATAGGCGCGCCAATACGGCCGCACCCAGTCCTCGGAATAGCCGTGTGGATCGGTATTGATGTGCAATTGTGCCGACTGCGCCAGCGTCTTGATCGAGAGCTTTCCAGCCTCGAAGAAGTCCTCCTCGTTCAGCGCGTACAGCCGCCCGTCGCGGACACAGACCTCGGAGAATACGTAGCAGCCGTGCTCCTTGGCGTAACCGACGAAATCCACGGTTTGGACGATCGGGATGCCGAACAGCTGGTCGCGAGCGATCCGGTCGAGCTGCGCGCTCGAACCGGTCCACATCGCCCCGGGGGCGACCGACAGCAGGCGCTTTTTGTACTCGGTCGCGCCCGAGAGCTGCGATCCGGTAAAGGTCGCCTTCACTGCCCGGGCGCCGTGGGGGAAATTCACCCGGCAGTAGTACCAGGACTCGTCGGTGATCTGATTCGCCTGGAAATACAGAAACTCGGTGTGACAGTTCGACAGCTCGACCAGCCCGCCGCACTGCTTCAGCGCCTGCTCGCGGATCTCCTCGCTGCTCAGGCCCGTGTCCTGCTCCTCGAGTTCCGCGATCGCCTTGGTCACCTTGTCGACATCCATGGCAAACCACCACGTCCGCCGGTCGAACTCGAAGGCAAATTCCTTGCGCCCGGTCTGCTGATACATGCGCAGACCCTTCTCGAAGGCGCTGCGGGCGATCAGCAGGTCGCCATAGTAGCGATATTTCTCGACCGAGCCGTTGACCAGCCGGCCGCGCTGGTGGAGGTCGTTCCAGTCGAGTTTGGCCTTGCCCGCCGGCGGCTGGGCCGCGGCGACGCGCAGCCCCTCGGCGCGCATGCGATCGACGTGGCGGCGCGTCCACTTGCGCCCGGCGGCATCGGCATCCAGCGCCCAGACCCAGGTCACCCCCTTGTCGCGGTGCGCCGCCATCGATTTGTCCGGATAGTTGACGCAGCTCAGCGTCGCCACCGCCTTGATGCCGTTGTGCGCCAGCGCCGCGGCGTCCAGACAGCCCTCGACCAGCCACACGGTGTCGCCGGGCTCGATCGCCAGGTCCGGCGGCGCCCACCACAAGCCCTTGTGCGCGCCGCTGAAGTGCGCCTTGCGCACCTTGACCTCGCCGGACTCCGGATCGCGCAGGCGCAGCTCCTCGACAAACCGCTCCATGTACACCCCGACCGCCCGATCGATCCAGAAGCGCACCGTCGCGGTGCCCTTCTGCCCGACCGCATTGGGGTTGTAGTAGCGCTCCTGGGTGTACCAGCCGCGCATCCTGGCCGGGTCCAGACCGCGCGCCATGCGCAGATAGGCGTCCGCGGTAGCGTGCGGATCCGACTCGGTAGCCTGATACCGCTCGTTGAAGCGGGCGAATGCATCCGGATACAGATCCCGAATATGCCCCTCCCAGCCGCACTTATTCTCGCGCCCACAGCGGACAATCCAGGGGCCGTCGGCCTTGGTGAACAGCTCGCGCTTGCCGCAATTGGGGCACGTCCCCTGCCGCAGCCACCCCTTGGCCTCGCGGAAGCCGAAATCGGCAACCAAGCGGCGGGCGAGGTCGGAGGCCAGGTCGGGTATCACGGCGCGCGAAGGATGACGATCAGGCGTCGTGTACTCGGGAGAAGTGAATACTTCGGGACATTTTTTTAATCCGGCTCGCCAGCATCAAAGGCCTCCACCATCACCTCCCCATCGAACGCCTGGCGCAGGGCCTGGAAGATGTCGGACTGGATCAGCTCGGCCTGGGCCGGGCGCTCGCGCTGGATGCGTTGCCACATGGGAGCGCGCTGGTCCTTGGGCAGGCGCGACAGGTTGACCAGGCCGGCGTCGCCGCGGTGGTCGACCTCGATGCGGTCGATGCGGTAGGTCAACGGCTCGCCGGCGGGCAGGTAGTTGTTGAGGTCAGGCATGGTCGCGGCGCCTCAGGGCGTGAAACTGCGCGAGTACAAACGGCCACACCATCGCCATGCGCAACAGCCGCGCGGCGCTGGTGGTGTCGATGATCTGCAGCCGGTACCGGTGCTCGAGGTGCAAAAAGGCGAGCAGGCCGAGCGAGGCCCAGGCGATCGCCAGGGTGACGGCAACGATGATCAGGCTGTAGGTGTGCATGTCGTGATCCTGTGCGTAATGGAGGTGGCCGGCTTGGCACCCGGAGGAGGACCCGGGCGCGGGACGCCGGCCGTGCCGCCAAAGTTCGGCCCCTGACCCCGCTTGCTCAGCCCCCAACGCGGAGGGCCGCCGGCCCGAGCAGGGCCTAGAGAGCCGGCGGATCTCGTACTCATGGGCGGTAGATGCCGTCGCCGCTGTTCAGTGCCTCGTCGAGGCTCGCGTTCCTCTCGTTCATTAAGACCGGCGCTCTGCGGTTCCAGACGCTGGCCGGCGCGGCGGCCTTGCAGTCGAGGCATTCGATGGCGTCGTATTCGCCGTCGTCGTCGCTCCACCAGGCGATGCGCAGCTCGCGCGCGCCGCAGAACGGGCAGCGCTTGGCGTCATGCAGCGACGGCAAGGGCCCGGGTTGGTCGGTCGGGATCATGGCTGCCTCCACTGGATGATGGGCTTGCCGCTCAGCGACTGGACGCAGTCCACCGGCACCTCGGCGAGAAAGCCGTCGACCCGCACCACGGTGCGGCCATCGTCCAGGGTCCAGGCCTCGGATTCGGTACGGCTGCGCTGCAGGCAGTGCAGCCCGGTGCGCACGTACACGGGCGAGCCGACCGGGAACGCATGATTGAACTCGCGGTCGTTCATGCCGCGGCCCTCCCGGGCGCTAGATAGACCCAGGCCGGCTTCAGCCCCCACAGCATCTCCTCGGAGAGGTCCACCAGCGCGTCGCCGGGGAAAAACCCGGCGAAGAAGCCCTCGTGCATCAGCACGTGGGCCGAAAGCAGCGGCAGCGCCGCCGGCCCGCCGTCGTCGGCGTGATGGTGGTGATATTCCTCGCGGACCCGGCAGGCCAGCACCAAATCGGCCAGGCGGTCGAACATCAGGTCGTCGGTGTCCATCAGCGGTTGACCTCGCGCAGCGCCGCCTCGACGTCTTCCTTGTCGGGCTGGGTGTAGACGGTGGTCGAGGCCAGCGACCGATGCCCTAGCACGCTCTTGACCACGCCGCGCGGGTCGCTGGCCGTGGAATGGCGCATGATCCGCTTGGCCAGGGTGTGGCGGAACCAGTGCGGGGTGACCTGGGCGTCCAGCCCGGCGATGTCCGCCCAACGGGCCAGGCGCTTCTGCAGGGCGCGCGGGGTCATGCTGCCGCCCTGGCGGCTGACCAGCAGGCGATCGGCGTCCAGCGTGCCGGCCGCCGGCCACACCCAGCGGCGCGAGACCATCAGCGCGTCCAGGGCCCGGGCGGCATCGCGGGTCAGGTAGACCTTGTCGGCCTGGCTGCGTTTCTGGATCGCGCCGCGCAGCGGCAGATAGCCGGTGCGCGCCGCCTCGCGGGCGTCGCCCAGGGTCAGCCGGCACAGCGCGCCGACCCGGATGCCGGTGTACCTCAGCAGGCGCATCCAGGCATAGTCACGCGTCGCCAGGCGTGCCTGGTGGGTCTGGTCGCCGGCGCGTTCGCGCACGACGCGCAGCAGGCGTTTCTCCTCGGATTCGGTCAGGTAGCGATCAAACTGCATGGCTCGGGCACCTCATTGCAGGGTTGTCGGGTTGATCGGGTGGATGCGCCACTCGCTGCGGGAGCTGCGGGCGCGATAGCGGCGGGCGCGGTCGATCTGCGCGGCAAAGCGCAGCGCCACCAGGCGGATCAGGTCCTCCAGCATCTGCCACGCCCAGTTGTGCTGGCCGTGGCCGCAGGCCTCCACCAGCTGCTGCTGCGCGGTCAGTTGCAGCATCAGGCCGGGGTCGTCGCCGCGGCGCGTGTAGTGGTCCCATACGCCCTGCAGCCAGTATTCGAGGCCGGCCTCGGTGATGACGATCTCAGCCATCGCCACCGCCTCCGCGCCGCTGCCAGGTCGGCGGGCTCATCGGCGCCTGGAATTCCATCAGCCACCGCTGCGCGGTCCCGCCGGCATCCAGCTCGACCGCGCGCGGCACGACGCGCCAGCCGTTGTGCAGATCGACGTAGCCGCCGTCGATCACCCAGAAGCGGAAGGTATTGCGGCGGCGGTCGTGGGTGCACAGCCGCCAGATCCGGCGGCGCGCGATGCGCACCACCATCACACTGGCGCCGGGCAGGCACTGGGCCTCGAGCGGCACCAGCCACACGCGGCGGCGTTCGATGCCGGGTTGTCCGGCGGCGGTGCTCAACAGACGGATGATCATGGCGTGACCCCCTCGGCCAGCAGGCCGTTCAGAAAGACGCACAGCTCGCGCCGGTCATGCGGTATCGCCAGCCGCCGCAGCTCGCACTGGCTGGACATCGGCGCCTGCGGCAACGCCCGCAACGCCGCGCCGCGGGTGGGGAAAACGCGCCGGCGGCCTGGCGCCGGATAGTGGGTCAGCTCCCAGACAGTCACCGGCAACCCTCGGCGCGGATCCCATAGGCGCGCCGCAGGCGGCGCAGACAGGCCTCGTCCAGCAGGCACTCGGCCAGCCGTCGCTCGGCCAATTCACACAGCCGCGCGCTGCGATCGCCCGGCGGCACATCGTGGCCATCGATGACCTGCTCGTGATCGCGCTGCAGGTCGGACAACACGCGCGCATAGCGCGGCGCTTGCGCGTCGCGGCCGGGCGGTTGCGGCGGCCAGAACATCCCCGGGAAGATCGCGTGCAACAAATGCCGCCCCCTAGTCATGACGCGCCTCGCGGTGGCGCGCATCCAGGCGCCGGGCCTGCGCCTGAAGCGCCCGGCGGGTAGGGCCGTCACGCAGGGCCTCGGCAAAGCTCATCCGCCGGTCCAGGTTTGGCGTGCGTTGCCAGGCCTCGCGCAGCGCGTGCATGTCATTCGCCGGTTCCAGGCCCGGCAGCGGTTGCTGATGGCTCACTCTCGTCTCCCAGCCGAGCGATGATCTCCAGCAGCTCGGCACTGAACTGTCGCGCGAATCGGCGCGCATTCGGGCGCACCGTCTGACCCGGCGCACGGTTATCGGCAAGCGTCGCCACGCCGGCGCGGCGCAGGGCCTCAGGCGGCTGGCGCATGGACGTTTCCGTCGCGGCCACCGGCGCCGGCCAGGGCCCGGTCGAGCAGATCCCGCTGCCGGGCGTTGGCGTCGGCCAGGGCGCTCAGCTGCTCGCCCAGCTGGCGGCAGGTCAGCTTGCTGTCGGCGAGATCGACCAGGCTCAGATGCAGGCGCATGATCTGCCGCTCGATCTGCTGATTGGTCAGCACCAGCCCGTGGGCCAGCTCGACGGCGCTCGGCGTCATGGCTGCACCTCCAGCGCCGGGTCGACACCGGCCGGGGCGACGCCGGCCAGCACCAGAATGCGGTGGAGAAACCGCAGGCCCTCGGTCATGTGGGCAAACAGGTGATAACGGATGCCCTCGGCCTCGTCGGCGTCGACGTCACCGTCGGCCAGCGCGTCGTGGATCTGCTGCATGGTCCGGCCCATGGCGGCCTGCCAGGCAGTCATCTGGCCGAGCAGGGCCACGTCGCTGACGGCGCTGCGGTCGAAGTCCGGCAACGGCACGGCCAGATGGCCGAGTTCGGCGGCGTAGGTCTGCAGCACGCGGTAGTCGCCCGTCACGGCCTGCAGCGTGACGCTGTCCTCGAGGCCCGCCTTGTGGCTGGGCATGTCGGCATTGACCTCGTTGGACAGCGTCGCCGCGGACTTGCCCAGCTTTGGCGCCAGCGCGGCCGCGCCGCGGCGGCCGGTGCGCGGATCGCGGAACTGGTGCACCGTGCGCCAATAGGCCAGCTGCAGCGGCGTCCAGGTGTCCGGTGGGTTGTTGCGTGTCATGGGGTCTCCGTCTCACGTGGTCAGTGACTCGGCAGCGGGCTTTACTTGCAGCAGGCCGGAATGGCCGGCCGAGCGCGTCGATCCAGCCAGCCGCCCTGGCCGACACGCCCTCAGGCGTCGGGCCGGCGCTGGTGCTCTTGCTCGAAGGTGGTGGCCAGGCGGTCGAGCGCCTCGCGGCTGCGGCTGCGGCCGGTTTGATCGGCCGCTTTGTCGAGCAGATCGATCAGCTCTTGGGGCACCCGAAAGCCGAGCTGCGGGTCCTTGGCCTTGCCGTGGCGGCGAATCTTGGTCATTGGGGTCTCCATGTGCACGGTAATCACGTGCTGTGCGTGAACACAGCAAAGCACATGTGCACCGCCGATACAACACGGTTTTACATATAATTAAATTCGCACCCACCAAGAGAGTCGCCGCATGGCCAGAAACGAACCGCAGATCAGCCTGCGAATTCCGCCACAACTCAAGCAATTACTCGATGACTCGGCCTGGTCGAATCGGCGCAGCCTGACCGCAGAGGTGGTGGATCGGTTGGCGCGGTCTTTTGAGCTGGATCAATCAGGGCAGGTGGTGAAAGATGGCGCTGGCGCGTATGCCCGCCCGCCGGGCGATCGCGACAAGGTCCGGCGGCTGCTGATCGAGGCGCTCGAGGAGATGGCGCCCGAGAAAAAAGCCACCCCGAGCAAACCGCGGCGGGCGAAACCGGCCCGCGGCAAGACCGAGAGGCGATGAAATGGAGCTGTTCCTGCTTATCCTGGCCGCGCTGACCGTCGTCGCCGTCGTGCTGCTCAAGGGCTTCGACCGCATCGCCGGCCGAGGGCCGAAACAGGTGCGCGACGGCGTCGACCAATCGACGCTCGGCGGGCGCGCGCCCGGCCGCGTCCCCTGCCCGCACTGCGCCGAGCTGATCATGCCGGCGGCGAAGAAGTGTCCGTATTGCCGATCGGACCTGGCGCGCGGCTGATCAGTCGAGGCTGATTTTGCGCTCGATGCGGTCGGTGGTCGTTCGACCTACGGCAGCATCCTATCCGCCTGTTGATCGACGATCCTCGCGTAGGTCGCTTTCAACGCGATCAAGCCGTCGTTTGATTTCGCTGATTTCGGCCTTCCAGCGTCCGGTGTACTCGTAGCCGAACTCGGCGTGCTCGCGGATGTATTGATGGAGGAATTCGGTGAGCGCGGAGACTGTCTGCCGGGTCTCGAGCCCGTCGGACTTGGTCCAGCGATCGCCCGGCCGCTTGAAGTCTCTGAGCTCGGCCTGTATGGCGGTGATGTCTCGGCGAAGATCGGCATCGCGATCACGCTGAACGCGAAGATCAGCGTAACCAACATAAGAAAAGCCCAAAGCGGCCAAGACAACAGCGGGAAGCACCAGGGAAACCGACCACCGGAATACCGCCGCACCAATTTGTCGCCCGTATTGATCAGATTCGTCAACCATTTCAGCATCTCGGCGTCCCTTCTGCGCGGTTATGAGTTGTGCCGTGGCGCATAGCGCGTTGTCCGCATTTTAACTCACGTTCAGGGCGCGCACCTGCCGCTGCCAGCTGTCCAGCCCGTCCCGCTGGCTGTCGATCTCGATGCGCATCTGGTGCGGTCCGGCGCCGCCGAAATCGGTCGTCCACTGGGCGCTGGTGTAGGTGTACCCGGTCCCGCTGAGGCCGCTGGCGGTGTGCTTCAGCAGGCCGCTGGCGTCGTCGTAGACACGCACCGTGTAGCTCGTGCCGGCCTCGGGGCCGATGTCGGTGGCGTCCTGGTCGATCAGCCCGGCGGTCTGCTGCAGGCGGTCGCGGTGCGCCCAGGCGATGTCGATGTCACCCGTGCCGGTGGTCGGCCAGGCCAGCCCCTCGATGCGCACCCGCCCGGGCGGATAGGGCCGCTCGGCGCGGTCGTCGAGGGTGACGCTGGCCGCCGGGGCGCTGCCCTCGGCGAGCGTCCCCAGGCCGGTGCGGGTCAGGGCCTTGAGGTCGATGTCGTCGCCGCCGACCCACTCGGTCGTATCGACGCCCAGCCACTCCTCGGCAAACCACAGGCGCGCCCCGGCGGTGAACGATCGCGGGGTGGTGTCGAGCACGCCGCGGTCGACGCTGACCGTGCCGGCGCCGGTGTCGATCGCCCTTACCGCGACGATCTCCTGCGCCAGGCCGTCGTCGATCAGCGCCCAGGTGTCGAGGCTCACCCGGTCGAGATCCTGGCCGCTGGTGTAGGCGAGCACGGTGTCGGCGCCGGTCAGGGCGTCGGTCAGGGTGGCGTTGGGGCAGAACTCGGAGTCCCGGCGGAATGCGTAATCGGCGCTGGCGGGACGGGTGTAGAGCTGGTATCCGTAGGAGAAAGATTGAGGGTCGGCTGCGACCAGGGCGGCGAAACCGTAGCCAGTAGTCAGCGCGTCTAGGTCGGCGGAGCGCAGACCGGTCGCCAGCGCATAGTACGGGACCTCGAATGCGCGCTGATGCGCGACCGGCAGCGGAGCGATCAGCGGCTGCTGCCATCCCGGCGGCTCTGGCTCGCTGTAACTGGCCGCCGGCAGAGAGAACACATCCTCGACCGCCTCGATCAAGATCGCTCCGGCGGTTAGTGTGCCGCGGTCGACCCGGCCGACGCGCAGCACCAGGCCGGCGATTCCCAGCTCCGGCCAGTCGAGCTTGAACAAGTCGCCAGGCTGCAGGCCCCAGCCGCTGCGGTCGACCGTCAGGCGCACCCGCGCCACAGGGGTGCTGACGATACGCAGGTCGCGAAGGGCGACTCTGGCCGCCAGGTCGAAGGTGCCTATCCCCGGGTAGGTGCGCGAGTCCGGCACCACCCCGCCCTGGATATTGATCGACGCCAGGTTGTGCGCGGTAACAGGCTGCGGATTGCCGGTGGCCGGGTCGGTCCATATGACCGTGATTTCGTTGACCAGCTCGCCGTATCCCGGCCGGTCGAAACGGTCGAGGCTGATGACGTTCGATGGATCCATGACCGGCAACGTAACGGGGTCGTAATCGTCACGGATCAGCACCAGCGTCCAGCGCGACGTGGACGGATCCTTGCCGAGGCGGCCGTTGATGTGGTCCATGACCGTCTGCAAAAAGGGCAAGATATCGCCGCCACGCTCCCACAGCAGATTCAGTCCGAAGCCCTCGGCGTGCAATTGATCGGCCGCGGCGGTAAAGCTGGCCTGATCGATGGTTGAGGTCGGCTGCCCCATGCCCCAGTCGGGGTTGGTCAGGCACTCGTAGCAGATGTGCGCCGGGTTCATGGCCCCGCTGATGTCCGCTTTGGTCTGATACCAGATGGCTGCCCCTTCGCGCCCGGTCAGGGTGCGCCGCACCTTGTACCAAACCGACTTTAAGTTCGGATTGTTGGCCGCAAACCTGCCGCCCTTGAAAACGACCGACACCACCCGGCGGAAAGCCGGGACGATTCCGCCGATCGTGCTGCCGAGATAGCCGTTGGGCGCCTGCGCCGGGCCGCCGAAGTGGACGTCAAGGTCGCCGACCACTCCGCCTTCGCGGCGCTCGCCGCCGAACAGCGCCGGTTGATTGATGCTGATCGTGCCCTCGCCCATGCTGCCCGACCAGGCAGAGCGTTCTCCTACCTTGACCTCAAGCAGGGCATCGATCGGGCCGTGGCACAGTACTTGATGCCAGCCGATCCTGTACCAATAGCCTATCGTGACGTTGCTGAGATCGCCGCCCGACGATTTACCCATCTATCTCTGCCTGCCGTGATTGATGGCCCGCCACCACTCGGCCAGCAGGCGCACAGCCTTGCTTGGGTCGGCATTGATCATGGTTAGGGGCTCCCGAGTTCGCTCGTCCAGGAAAACCTCGCTCGGCCGCCATGGACCGGGGTCGTGTGGCGCGCGCCGGGGGCGGTTTTTGTTCATCGTTAGATTCTCTCTCCACCCATTGCGCCAGCTGCATGGCCATCGCATCGCCGCAGGCGCGCAGGTCGGCCGTGTCGATGCCATCCCGCCGGACGCGCTGCCAGTCCCAGCCGTGACGCGCCACCCAGGCGCGCACGCCGCGGCTGCAGTAGCCAAGTTCTCGGCAGTGGCGCAGCCGAGCGCGCACAGTCACCCCCGAATAGGCTCCGCCCGCAGGTCGCCGTACCAGACCACGGTCGGATTTTTGATCCATACGGTGCCGAATACCACGGCGATGGCCCCCCCCTCCTTCGCGACCGGCACTTCGGCCTCAGTGGCCGCCTCAATCTGGCGGCGGTTCGGTGTCTGCGGCTTGGGCGTCAAAAGGAAGCTGACCGCAGCGCTGATGATCCAGCCAAAAATAAGAGCCCACATTAGATGCTCCTCAGAACACGGAGGCGCGAAACGGGTTCACGCTTGGGAAGAAGGGCATGCCACCGTAGTTCGGCGAGTTGCCGAACTTGGTATCGCACACCGCTAGAGTGTGCGCGCAGCCCGGGTAGTAGGTAATCGCCGCGCCGGCGACCAGCTGCGGCAGCGTCTGCGCCAGCGTCAAATCGTCACCGGCGTGGTCGATGATCATCGCCTGTCCCAACTGACCGTCGACCTTGAGGTATCCGCCGGCGTAATAGCCGTCTGCCTTCGCCCCGGCAAGACCCGTAGTCAGCACGTTGCCGGAGCGGGTGATCACGGTGTCGCTCACCGCATGCGCGGCACGTGAGACACCACATTCCTGGCCGTAAAGGACGTAAGTGCAGCCGCGCCCATAGCGGCGGCGCAGACCATCGCGGCGGATGGGAGAATAAACCGGCTCCAGGGTCAGCGTCGCCAGGCTGCGCGCCCAGGTCACGGCCACCAGGCGTCCGGAAAATATGGTTATCTGTTCGCTGTCCGCGCGGTGGCGGCGATGGATTTCGACGGTAACCACCGCCAACGGCGGAGCGGGCACAAACGCCAAAGCCAACGAGTTGTCGGCGGCGACCCGCATGTCCAGCGTGAAGCGGTTGGCCTCGTTGCCGGCCTCGATATTTCCGCGCTCGACGAAGATCGGCTGGTAGGTCAGCGAGCCGACGGTGATCGGCGCGTCGGCGCTGGTCCAATGGTGGTCGACGCCGCCGCCGCTGATGTCGTACAGCTCCACCGGGGCGCCGTCGTGGGTGCTCGTTTCCAGGGTGGCGTAGCTCATGTGTTCCTTCCTCGAAAGCGGCTTGTGGGAGCTACGCCCTCGCCGCGAAAGCCAAAGCAGTGCCCCGCGCCTTCGTCCTTATGGTGGGCCTCCCACACAAGCATGCCAGTCGCGCGGCTATTGCTCATTCGGCAACCCCCGCAGGGTAAAGCGGGTCTCGACCACCTCGCCGCGCCAGGCCAGCTCGACGCTGTCGGCCTCCAGGCGCCACCACTGCAGCCAGCTGATG